TAGAGGAACTTTAAAGGAGACCATGAAGTACATGAGCCAAAAAGGTATGTTTGTATAAATTGTATCATAAGTTACAAAATAAATTGACTATATAGTCTATAGGGGTTATAATATACCCATCGTTCATCTCACGGTTGCCATGCTTTCTCTACTGGCATCAACTATTTTTGCTTCCCACGCAGATCATTTGACAAAACCATATAACTGGCACATGTCTTGTGAAAGGTGGCAAACAAGATCTTTAGAGATTCAACAAGATGAAAATTTGGATTACGATTCCAAAAGATTCTTGATTAGATATCTAAAGAGTAAAGTTGATGGCGAGTGCTATGGCATTATGTGAGACGCAAGTAAGTCGCGGAACGGAGCGTTCATCCCATGTTTGAATTTTTACTCTATTCATCTCTCACTTGTCCAGATGCTGATGCCGTGGTTTTTAGAATCAAGGCACATGAATCTTTGGATGCAGAATGGAAGATAGAATTAATTGAAACCATTAAGGATTATACTCCTGAATGTCCATGGGACGCAAACGACTGAAGGAACGGGAAAAAACGGATCCTGGGAAACCAGAGAAGGTTAATTTTCACCCAACTTCAGGAGTAATCAAATGAACACACTTACACTAATCAAAAAGCAAATCGAAAAGCAGGCTGCACTGCATGATGCTCAGATCTCTCACACCGTATATCGTGGTGTTAAGTATGACAATCACAGTGTAGAGTCCAAACAGACTCATGGCACTTTCTGCTATCGTGGTCGCACATATGTAAAGTGATATGGAAGCACTACAACTAACTGGGATCGTATCCCTAGGTTCTGTAGCGTTCCTAACTCTTCTTTACGGTGAACTTTTACTTCTTCATAAATCATTATGAGGGGGTAAAATTAAATGCTTAGGATCAAATTTGAGTGGGACTATGGTCTTTCTAATTATGATCCAGAAATTCACGATCCAGATAAAGTCTTCAGACTTTTGACCTATCGTGGTGTACATTATGCCAAGTGGGTTTTTTTAAAATCCCGAGGCATACAAAATTGGAAAGTAAATAAATGAGGACCTTGACGGGTCCTCTTTTTTTGTCTATAATTAGTGAGAGTATATTCTTCTCTTATGGAAAGAGACAAACTTAAACTGATAGTAAGGAATCTCAAACTGTTGGTTGAGGCTCTTGAGTCAGAAGTATATTCTGATCCTGGTGCTTACACGGACAAACGGGAAAATTTCGATGATCCCATTCCTTACCCTGTTGCAGATTACGACGAAGTATTTAATGACGATGACGGATACCCTGATTAAACTGATTAGTGTCACCCCAGACGCAGAGAAACACATGGCATATTGTGCCCGTGTATCAAATCCAAATAACCAGGAGAATGAGAAGTTCTCTGGACTGTTGAAGTATTGTGTGAAGCACCAGCACTGGAGTATCTTTGAGCAGGCATATATGACCTTGGAGTTGAATACTACCAGGGGCATAGCAGCTCAAGTGCTGCGCCACCGTAGCTTTACATATCAAGAATTTTCACAACGTTATGCTGATTCTTCCCTACTCGCGGAGACGATCCCTTTACCTGAACTACGTCGTCAAGACACCAAAAATCGTCAGAATTCTATTGATGATATTGACCCGTTTGTCAAGCAAGAGTTCCAAATAAAAATGCAAAAGCACTTTGAAGATGGAATGAAACTCTACAAAGAGATGCTTGATGCATCGATTGCAAAGGAGTGTGCCCGTTTTGTGCTTCCCCTAGCATGTCCCACAAAAATCTAC